GCACACCTTCTCTGCGCAACATGGCCGAATCCGAGTTCCAATAGATCCTGCGTTTCTTGCCTGAATCTAATGCGGCCTTGAGAATGTTCAATGATAAGTCATCTTGGAACACCGAGTCACAATCGTCAAATACCAAGACGTTGTTGGGATCTGAATGTTTGTACAGAGTGCAGTAGAGACCAATGGGAGTCATGGCGCCTTTGATCACTTCATACTTGATCTTGCGACCACTCAATTTGTCAAACAGGCCTGACTTCTCCAGTTGTTTTTCCACACCGTAACTCTTACCCACTCCAGGGGGACCCACAACGATCATGGCTCTGACGTCACCGGCTATGGTGGCCTTGGTCATCTGATCAAGGATGTCAAATCGTTGTTCGATTCGATCCATGACTTGATCATCAGTTTCCACCGGCGCAGACACTGCCACTGGACGATCTGCTACCACTGACTCCGTGGTAAACTCCAGGTCTTCGATGTTGTCTACTCGGATGCGAACCACATCTGGAACATCTGGTCCAAAATAGCCATCTGATTGCACTGTCACATAGCCTCCGCGGGCACCAGTTTGAAAACCCTTGACCAAGTTAAAGATCATACCGTTGACGGGTTGATTGCGATACGACCCATTTTTAACGAGAATAGTTGACATACTCCTAGCTCCTTCTTGATTGTTTTAATAATACTATTATAGCAAAAGAGGAATTATTGGTCAACCAGCCGATTTAAGGGCCGGTTGTGAGTGTTGCCCAAAAACAACAGTTATTTTTTGGTTATGTGCTTGGTTTCGTCTTTGTAGCGGATCTGTGCTAGGAAAACTGTGTAGATAAGGAAAATGCAAGATGTGATCCCTAGGCTGATCACGATCATGGGCATCATGTCGGAAGTGACTGTCTGGCCCAACCAATGCAAAAACCCGGTTACCGCTAAAACCATGCCGATCATACCTGCTGTCAATGCACCTGCTAGTAGATACTGATTCATATGTGTCTTTCTTGAAAAGTGTTGGGTAAAAAAAACTACATTATGCTACAAGTATAGCACAGAGGCGGTTGTCGGTCAAGGCATAAAAAAACCCTACAGTTAGTAGGGTTGATTCAAGTTCTCTATTTTATGTTGTTGTGGGATACAGGTTGCTGGGGAATACCAATTCCGTGGCAGTCATGACATCTCCTGCTGTGATCAATATTCCAACATTGGTGTCGGCGCCTACAGGGGCCACGCCGTTGATCAACACATTGGTCCGATTGCATTCGCACAATTCTTGTGTCAATCCCCAAGTGTATTGCGAGGCACTTTGTAGATAGGCGGTGAGATTGTGCTGGACCAGGATCGCCCGGGCTTCAAGAGAAGGTCCTTGGTTCAGTATGGTCGTTTCAGCCTCAGACAGTGGTGGCTGAGCCACGGCTGTGTATATGGCCACACGTTGTTGTATTGTAGAGGCAGGATCTGTCAAGATAGCAAGTTGTTCGGCAGAATACACAGGATTTGGCACTTGTGCATAGTTCCACTCAAACAAGCCACAATATATCAATCCTGTTGTGACTGTGATTGATGTGGTCACACTGATAACATTAGCACTTGCCAATGCATTGTCCACATCTACAGATCCTGCAGCTATGGTTTCAACCAGGGTGCCGTTGCCTGTGAAGGCTCCATTGAACACCTGGGTGCCATTCATGGTTATGGTTCCTGTGCTGCCGGCGGCCCCCAAGGGTCCATTAAGTTTGAATTGTCGTGTGGCCATATATATAATCTCCTGTACAGTTATTTATCATTGCCAATGTTGTAATACCAACGTATCTGATATTTGATCTGGTTTGGGCGAGCCATGGAACACCAAAACGCTGGCAGATACAGGAATCTGGGTGCCTGTGCCCGGTGCATGTCCGCGTCTGCGACGGAAATCATAGCCGCCATCCTGGCACTGCCAGCGCCAGCTGACCACAGAATTTGAGTCCAGGAATCTGCGCTGATTTTGTGTGACCCGCGTGCTGATGTAGTCCTGGTCTCCGTGATATTGCCGCATGATCCTGACTAAATCCTGCGTGCTAAACTCCTGCCATACCTGCTCAAAACGCCGAGTATCCCACCACATGACACTGCTGTTGATGCCGGTGTGTGTGGGCCTCCAAAGATACTTGAAATCACGCACGCCCCAGAAATACTGCAGAGGTTGTTGCCAGATCCAGTCTATGTTGCCCACTATCACAGTATCTAGATCAAAATACAACAAGGGTCCAGCATGATATTCGGGATTGAACATCTGCATCTTGTACCACCAGGCCCTGCGAGCACGGGTGATGTGCCAGGGTAGTAGGTCATGACGTATCATGGGTTCGGGCACAGGTCTGTCAGCTTCGGTATACACATGCAGTCTTATATCTGGTGTGATATGCCTGCTCAACATGTTATACAGTCGTTCCACATAGGTCCAGCTGTAGGCATCTCCGTGGATCACACAGGCACAGTCTATGACACTGGGTTTTTTGAGAATATGATCAGTCGGGCCAGTACTGATCGAGTCAAGTGACGCCTGGGCCGCGCGGGTCTGCTGAGCAGCTAGTTTGATCTGACGTTTTTCCAACTTATCCAAAATGTGTTTCCAGTCTGCGCAACCAGATTCCTTGTTGTATTTCTTCTACTGTGTATTCGGTATGACAAATTTCAACCAACCACTGGTCTCGATCCAGATCGTAGGGTCGATCTATGTCGTCAAGAGTGACGCTGACCGGATGGGCCAGACTGGTACTGTCCACTATGGGTCTGGTGCCGGCCAGGGCGGCCTGTATGCCCGGACCAGAATTATGATTGACCATGGCATGGCAATCAAATGCCAAATTGTAGCTGTCGTAGGTGTTGGCTATTTTTTGTGGTTGTTCTATGATCACATCTTTAGGCAAGTGTACCAGTCCAGCTGAATCCAAAGCACTTCTAGGATGTGGACGAACCACAATGGGTCGATCGGTCACTGTGCGCAGGCGTTGAACTTGATCAACAACCCAACCCTCCGTGCTGGCAAGACCTACCACTTGTTGACTGCGGGCATGTTGTGCGGCTATGACTATCCTGGGATTTCGGGTAAGATTGATGGCTAAACTGATGCCCAACCTCCTGGGGCGGTTCCAATCTAGATTTTCTTGATGTCCATAATAGCCTGTGGCTGTCACGGAGTTCAAGGCTATCTTCCAGGTTTCGCCACGATACAAGGCGCCTATGTCTATGATGATAACTGGTCGACCCAGACTCCTATAGTGACTCCATACTGCCTGATTAGCGGCCATCCTTCCGGCCCACAGCACACTCCATATGATCACAGCATCCGAATCCCAACTGTTTTCCTGGGTCACAATACCGGCTTGGCGCAATGAGTCCAGCATGGCACTCATCACAGGCGAGCTGTTTTGGGCACACTGCAAAGGAAAATAGGCCACTGACTTAATCACTAAATATCCACGATGAAATATACAGTAATTACCTCGTTTAATGAGGAAGGTCTAAAACAATACGGCCAGCGCATGATCGACACTTTTGAAGGCAACTGGCCAGCAGAAGTTGATTTGATTGTTTGTGCCGAAAACTGCAGACCCAGGATCTCTCGCACTAATACGCAGGTCTTGGATCTAGTCAAACTCAGTTCCGCATTGATGATCTTTACCGAACGCAACCGAAACAATCCCCGTGCGCATGGCTTGGCCGGACCTCCAGATGTGTATGATCCCCGAAAGACATTTCGCTGGCATGCACAACGATTTGCCTACAAGGTTTACAGCCTGGCCCTGTGTGAACGTTTTTTGTCCGACTGGATGATCTGGCTGGATGCTGACACGCACACACACACGCCTGTGCCCATGTCCTGGTTGGAGAAGATCTCACCCCAAGATGCCATGATCACTTACTTGGGTCGTGGAGAAAAATATCATTCCGAATGCGGTTGGGTGGGCTACAATCTATCTAATCCGGCGGCTAGAGATTTCGTACATGAGTTTGTGGCCATGTATGATCAAGACCGTATTTTTGACGAGGCCGAATGGCACGACAGCTATATCTGGGACGTGATTCGCAAAAGATTCCAAGACACCAATCGTTTCTACAATCTTAATGTTGCCCAGACCCAGGGACGTCTTAGTGGACATCCGTTTATCAACAGTGAACTGGGCTTGTACATGGATCATGCCAAGGGTGAACGCAAACAGCAAGGGCACAGCCGTGGACGTGACATACAACAACATGATGATCACCCGTACTGGGCCAGCATTCGCGCCAGTGGAGTCTAGCATGTACCAGGCCCATGGTTGGTGGTTTCCGGATCAAGACACACATTTTGCACAAATGCTGGCCAAAAACATAGCCAAAGGCCGCCAGCCGGTGTATCAGGAACCGGTGCGGGTTCGCTCTGTGGCTCTTTGCCAATCGCGCAGGACAGCCTTGGACATAGGTGCCAATGTGGGCCTGTGGAGCCGAGATCTTTGTGACCAGTTTGCAACTGTGATAGCTTTTGAACCCGTAGACGACTTTAGAGCATGCTTGCTGAAAAATGTTCCAGCCGCAAATCTTGATGTGAGACCTGTGGCCTTGGGCACAAGTTCAACCACGGTCAACATGATCATCACTGAGCACAACACCGGTCACAGCCATGTTGATGTCCGCAGTCTGGGTCAGGGCAACATCCCCATGATAGATCTGGACAGCCTGGCACTGATCAATGTGGACTATGTCAAAATCGACTGTGAAGGCTATGAGCACGCAATCCTGTTGGGTGCCAAACAGACTTTGATTTCTAATCGACCCATCATGGTCATAGAAGACAAAAAACATCAAGACGTGGGACATGCCGGCACGGATCATGCGGTGGACCTATTGCTCAGCTGGGGTGCTAGGATCATGGCCACGGTCAACAACGATGTGATCTTGGGCTGGTAACATGTGGGCCATTATCAACCGCGACGAACTGGCCAGTGTGTTGGCACGTCGCATGCTCACTCGTGATATCAAGCGCATGCCCATGACATGGCCGGCCACTGAACAGTATCTGGTCAAGATACGAAAAGCCCAAAGCAAATCCCACCTGTTGGAGATTGATTTTGGCCGGGTCAATACCCTGTTACGTGAGGATCTGCAGGGATACAGAAATAGGATCAACGCCAGATACAAAAAGTTATTCAGACCCTTGTGTGCTTGGTTGGTGGAGAACTTTGATCACTTGCCCGTCGCTCAAGATCAATGGCTGAACATGTTTGTCGACCATGGACGTGACTTTGTAAAGACGCTGGCACCACAACTGGCGAAAGACATAACCTGGTGCTTACCGGGAGAAGCCGTGCCTGATGACCAATCTGTGCTGATCCGCAACATCCTACATAATGAAACGCTGTTGAAAGATCGCCGTCAGCGTGCTCTGCCATTTTGGTTCGTGGACACAGGATATACCAACTTTTTGACAGGTAAAAAAACCTGGCACAGGCTGGTGGCCAATGATCTCCACCTGACCCCAGAACTGAGCCGGCCGTGGCCTGCAGACCGCTTGAGTCTGTTGCCCAGCATGCCCAGACCCTGGCGGGTCAATGATGGAGCCATCTTGGTGGTAGAAAACAGTGACTATCACTATCAACAGCAAGGAACCACTCTGGAAGCCTGGCGTGCGTTCGTGCGTCAAAAACTCAAAGGCAACACTGACCGAGACATAGTGTTCCGATCCAAAAATCTGGATCGCAAAACACGCGACAATCTCTATGAACATCTTTGCAAAAAAGACTACTATTGTGTGGTCACCGATGCCAGTGCCGCGGCCATAGAAGCTGTGTGGGCCGGCATACCCATCATCACTCTAGGACAACACATCAGTAGGCCTGTGGCACGAGATAACCTGGCCAACATCAACGACTTGTATCGTGGTCCCATTGGTGATTGGTTGTGTGCTTTAACCTACAGCCAATGGACCTTGGCTGAAATGCAGTCAGGTCTGGCTGTAAAAATGATCCGGCGATATCATGCATGACGTGGTAGTTTATGCTTCAAGCCTGCCCAGAGTAGCTGATCGCTCAAGAAAAATCGAAGTCCTGGAGGCCTTTGTTGCCGGCGCCCAGGCCCAGGGTGCCCGAGTGTTGTTGCAACGCCAATGCCAAGTTGTACCTGGTCGACTGGCTGTAATCCTGGGCTGGGTGGGGACCAAAATCCGCGGCGCACACATACAACTCCGACGTGACGTGATTGATCATCAACGCGGCTCAGGCAATCTCATCATGCCCATAGACGGATCATGTTTCAAGTTTGTGGATAATCACAGTCAGTTTCTGCGCTATAGTCTAGATGGAGTGTTCTACAACCGAGATCGTTATGCCAATGCCAACAGCACGGCCAGCAAATGGAACCAGATACAACAGGTTCTTGGACTACAACTCCAACCCTGGCGTGCTCAGGGAGATCATGTGTTGGTGTGCCTGCAACGTGATGGAGGTTGGAGCATGAAAGGCACAGACATGACTGCCTGGACTGTGAACACTGTGCGTAGACTGCGTGAGTTGACCTCGAGACCCATCGTCATACGTGCCCATCCCAAGCACCGAATAGACCTCAGTGCTTTGTCAGACTTAACAGGAGTGCGTCAAAGTCTGGATGGCACAGACCTTACACAAGATCTAGCAGGTGCCTGGGCGGCGGTATTCTACAACAGCAGTGCCAGTGTGGCAGCCGTATTAGCCGGCATTCCTGTGTTTGCCACCGATGATGACTGTGTGGCCTGGCGCATGGCCAATCCAGATCTTGCCCAGATTGAGAATCCTTGTATGCCAGCCAGAGAACAGTGGTTGTATGATCTCAGCGCCGCACACTGGACCGACGCAGAAAGTCGTGGCGGTACCATCTATCGGCACTTCTTAAACCTGATTTAGTATATGCCAGGCTTGTCCTAGACGCATTTCATGTTCGGTAAACTGACAGTAGCTCAAATGACGCATCCAGGCTTCTTTTAGATCGGCGTCAATGTCAGGCACCTGATCGATCTGTGCAATACCCCAGGGGCTGACTTTGACACAGGCACTGGGACCCAGACTGATCACTGGTATGTCATGCAGTACAGATTCCACACCAGCGGCACTGATAAAAACAACCACGGCATGCACATTGTCTGACACCGCGTTTCTAAAGGTATCGTGCTTTTGTCGCACAGTGCGCGACGGCGGTCGTTGACGTATGCGGATGCGTCGATCGGTGTGCTGTTTTATAGTTTGCATCGTGGCATCCAACCAAGATTCTGGTGTTCCGATGGGCCAGTGACTGGCCTGCTTGCGGTCGGGCGGCACTATCAAGATGTCATCGCCGCGCTGTATGCGAGCAGTATCGACCTGCAACCTATCTAACCTGTCGCGTGGTCTGTCAACAAGAGCTCCACTGGCATGTATGCTATTCTTGCACACCCTAAGATAGCTCTTGCGTTTATGGTTACCCAAATATCCTGTATCTATGTACCAGTAGTCCAGACCATGCCGACGTGCCTGATCAATCGGAGCCATGTTAGTGACTCCGCTGAAGATCATGGGCCATTGGGTGTTGTTGTTGATGCCTTCTAGATCGGTCCAGATTGCCCCACAGCCTTTGGCAAACGCCGAAATCTTCTTGACATTTTGAAATGCCAGTATCACAGTTGATTTAATATACGCCAGGCCGTGCCATCGGCCATTTCAGCAAAGGTAAACTGGCTGTAACTCAAATGCCTTAGCCAAGCTTCACGCTCATCGTGTGTGGGAAACTTGGGATTTTCTACTTTGGACAAGTCTGTGCTGGATACCACTGCAGCCGCATTTGGACCCAGGCATATGGCTGGTCGTCCCAGCATGACAGCTTCCACAGCTGCAACACTGTTATAGGTTATCAAACAATGCACATCGTCGGCCAAGGCACTTTCCATGGTATCTGTCCGCATGCGTTCCTCACGATTGCGCTTGAGTCTGATTTCTATGGGCCTATCAGTATGACGTTGTAGTTCGGCCATGGTCTGGGCCAACCATGTTGGCTGATCTATGTCCCAGATGGTGAAACTTTTTTCACTGGGCGGAGCCAACAGTATCTTGCGTCCAGGACGGAATGGTTTAGTCTTGTAGGTCAGCTTGTCAAGTCTGTCCGTGGGTCTGTCTATGATGGATCTGATATCATGCACATGATTTTTGATTATGCGGAAGTGCGTTTTCTTGCCTAGATTTCCTATGTAACCGTTGTCTATGTAGTAGAACGTGCGTCCTGTGTCCCAACAATAGTTCACACTTTTGCCCAGTTTCATGCCGCGTATGCACCAAGGATGTGACTCGGGCAAGTGCCAGGCTTCTTGTGAGCTCATGGTAATGCCGCCACAGCCACGTGCAAAATGTTCGGCAAACACAGCCTGTCGGGCCTTGACCGGATAGTTTTCCATTTTGCGATCCAGACATAACACCTGATCGGGGTTGGTAGTGCGGTCTGGAACTAACTCGGGCTTCATGATTTCTGTTGGCAGTATTGGGTAAGTGTGCGTTCTTGGTGCCACTCGTCAGCCTGCGGTGTGTCCTTAAACTCATCGAAACAAGGTGTACCCAGGGTATAGTGTAACAACTTGGCCGCTGGGTTTGGTCCCAGTTCGTCGGGCAACCAGTTCCATTCAATGGGCAATTCTCCAATACGATCATCATCCAACCACGAAAATCTATGCAGGTAACTGCCAGGTTGGCTTTGTACAAAAGCCGGAGTCAGTCGACGATTGGGCCAGCTGGAGCAATTCCATAGTATCACACTGGACCAATTCTTTCTGGGATAATCTTCGTTTTTGGCACCCATGTATTTTTCTGTCATGCGTGTTTTGTAGTCGTGCTTGACCACCTGGACATCATAATGTCCTTCCAGGCGCATGTTCCATAGTTTCACAATGTCGTCACGCAAGATCATGTCACCATCAATGAATATGGCCCAACCTTGATAGCTCATCAAATGTGGAACTAAAAATCTGGTGTACACAAAGTGGTTGCTGTTGTCGCCGTGTGTTTCTTCGTAGTCCTGGAACAAGTTCAAGGCCACGGGCACAATGGCCACGGGCTGGCTGGCATGGCGTATGATGCTGTTTACACAAGCATGATAGGCTATGGCTTCCCTGGGATCGTAGCCCACAAACACTGGTATTGGTGTCATTGTCGTTCTATGTCCTCTTCCACACAGTTTGCCCCATACTGTATTTCTACCACTTGCAGAGGTTCGTCGGTTTCATTGCACAGTTGATGCCATTCGCCACGAGCAATGTGCGTGTGTTGATGAGTGCCGAACTCGCCCAACAACTCTGCATCGCTTTTTCTGTTGATGCCATACACTGTGGCCGTGCCTTGAGTCACATGCCAGTGTTCGGCACGATCTTGGTGTCGTTGCATGCTGAGACGTTGTCCTGGCTGGACTGTGAGTTCTTTGACCTTGGTACCAGGTGCATCATACAACACTCGATAGTGGCCCCAGGCCCGTTCGGTGCGGGGTGCTTTCCATTCTTCTAGTATCCAGGAACTGCTGTTGGCCTTGTTGAATCCACCCACACCAAACTCAAAATGCATGTTGGTATCGGCTATATCCATTTCTGGAATGTTATCTGGTGTGCGATCTCCACCATTGGCAAAAATGATATGATCTTGCGGATAACTTTGACGAGTCATCTGTATGGCATGTCGTGCTGTGCCATCCGCATCATTGAAATCAATGACAAAATCCACACAAGACAGTGCCCGGATTATGGCACTGCGTTCGCGCCAGGGCATGAACGCCTGACCTTTTTTGCGTGTGAGCCAGGCATCTGAGTTGACTCCCACTACCAGGCGATCGCCTAGTCGTTTAGCAGCTTCAAGATAGGCTATGTGACCAGTGTGCAAAGGGTCAAATCCCCCGGTAACCAATACGATTTTTTTCATGCAGATATTTATATGTGTATTTTATGAAAGTTTAGGTTTTGGCTAATATGATATCTTTGCCTAGATCTATGACTTTATTATATCCCCATGTTCGCAATAAATGTTCAGTGGCATGGGTGCCAAAATTAAACTTGTTTACCAGCACTTTTCTTTCCATCAATATCACAGGCCATGATCGTTTTATAGTCTGTTCAGCACCCTGAATTATCAAAGGCTCATATCCTTCACAATCTAATTTGATAAATCCCACAGTATCGAGCTCATAGCTGTCAATAGATCTCACAGCAAATTTGCCTGACTCGGTGGCCGGGTTTACAAAATTACCAAAACTCTTTTGAGTTTTAACTAGATCAACAGATTTTTCTCTATCTCCTAATCCATAAGGTTCAATCCTAACTTTCGAGCAGGCAAATGTTTTCATGTTATCAGCCAAACAAGTTCTTAGTTGATCATCGATCTCAAATGCCAACACCTGATCAAATCTTGAGTTCATGTGATAGCTCATTAATCCATAGTTGGCACCGCCATCTATGGCAAGTGTCCAGTCTTTGACCGAGGCCAATGCACGATCTAAATTGTCTTTTTGATAGAGAAGAATATCACCTGGTTTGCCAGATTTGCGCAATCTGTTGACACTCATAGGAAAGCTGTTGTCACCGTCTAGTATTTTCCAATTTTGATATATCATGATATACTTGTCCGATTATTTGTTGTTTTTTGTTTCTAGTTGACCGTGGTACTGGCCAGGCCTTGCACCTGTGTATAGTAAGGCTTGACCACCCGTAACCAGTCAAACAGTTGACGACACATGATGGCATCATTGGGCCACCAACCTATGCGATCCTGGGCGTCGATCAACTGCTGTGCTGCCCAAGGCTTGATCACATAGGCACTGTTGCCAGGCAAGCCCTGCGGAATGATCCGATCGGTTACCCAGGGCACAGCATTGATGCCAGTTGTCAGGGCCTGATCATATTCTTGGGCACGGAAAGTGGCACCTGCAGGATCATTCAAAGACATGGCTCCACCGTCAAAATCTGTCATGTCAACTCTGCGTGTGAACACAGCATCATGTTCTAAGATGCATATGGTTTCACCCAGAGCCACGCACTGTTGCCACAGCTGATAATGACTCTGCGCACAGGCTATCCTGGCTCGTACATCACGATTTTTGTAAGCTGTCAGCGTAAGCCCAGTGTGGGCACAGATAATCTTTTTCTTGGCAGGCCAGCGCCATTCACAGGCCTCCAGAGTGTCGGGTGTGATTGCTGGCCACTTCTTGGGAGTCAATGCGCTGCCGGTAGCATGTATGGACGTGATGCAGACATCTGCTGCGGCTTGGCTGGCCTCATGACCTGGTATAGCGATCACAAATGCGGGCAACATTATTTTTCTGCTATGGCGTAAAACGAGTGATTCAAATCATAGCCCGGTGTGACCATGATTTTTTTGTAGTGTCTTGACTCAAAATAGGCCTGCACATGCTCGGCCTGTATGACACTGACATGCTTGCGATTGTTCCAGGGCCGCCAGTAGGTCTGGTCATAGTGTGGCAAGTATAGAAACATGACACCGCCCACACGCAGTCGGGTATGCCAGTGATCCAAGGCTCCCACCCAATCCGGCAAGTGCTCCAGACAATGGCTGCTGAATATGTAGTCAAACAGTTCATTCGGCAAGGCATAGGCGTCGGTGCTGGCATCTATGTTGGGATCTATCATCACAGCCCCAGGAAAGGCCCAGTCCACTCGATTACATCCTATGTCCAGGCCTCGACCACGGCACAGGCGCTGTGCAAATGGCCAGGCAAACTGCGCGGCAAATCCTTCGCTTTGCCAGCGTGGATACTCATGCCCTTCATGCTGTATGGTTTCAATAGTCATTGATCCTGCATCCGTGGTCACGGGCCATTTTGAGATGATGTTCCCAATCGGTTTCAGGTCGGTTGGTGTAGAGATAGATGTTGTTGGGTTCAAAGTACATCTGGGCCATGTGCATGTAACCGCTGTCCACTCCAATGTGATACTGGGCACGACTCATAGCAAGGCCGGCATAGGTGGCCGTGCGCAGTCTTGGGTCCCGGGCTTGACCGCCCACTGTGATTATTTCACAACCCAGTGCCTGAAACTTTTCTTGTATACGTTGTAACTGTGCAGGCTGTAAGTGCCGTTTTTTACTGGAAGCATCCACCTGGCAAGTGGCAAATCTCTCTGGCAGATCCAGGGGCAAGGGTGTGGGCCGACCGGGCAATCTAGCATAGTTGGACATGTAGGAATCTACGAAAAAACTGGGCTGGATCACTTGTTGCAGTCGACCCGGATACCGGTCATAGTAATGTAACACAGCATCAGGATGTTTTTGCCTCACTAGATCCAGGAAACTTTGATCAGTATAGCCACCTGAACGGGTGTCATGGGCCTGTACAGTCACGGTGTTGTCAGGAAACAGGCGTACCACTTCGGCCCAGATCTCGGGTTTGTCTCTGTTGTTTTGATGGCTGGCTATGTGCAAGGTAGCTGGTTCACTGTGTGCCTGCCCATATAGATAGGTCAACAGGCAACTGTGTACAATGTCTCCAAAGCCTGGACAACTATAGGCCAAATCTGGTATCCTGGTGCTCCAATA